GGCTTTTTAGGCGTTTTTTCTTCTACTGCTACGCCGGTATCAGTTTCTTCTGAACTCGCCTCAGAAGGCTCCTGAATGCGTTTAAAACCTTTCTTCTCCCAATCTGGAAGATCTTCGAGGTTGATGAACGCTTCAAACTTGCCATTCGTCACATAGACGCAATTTAAGTCTTCCAATTCTTCCTCCTAAAGATCGGCGGAGCCGAAGCCCCGCCTTCTCTAGTTTTAGCCTGCAATACGACAAGCAAGTTCTGGTCTGATGAGCTTCACGCCCCAGAGAGCGTCGAGTTCATAAACCACCTGCTTGTACTGTCGAGACACTTCCAAGCGCATGGACAAGCCAGACACCGGATCAGTCATTGAAACGATGTTGCTGCCATAAGCATCAGCAAGAGTTCCCGCAGCCAAAGGACGCATTGCCAGAGCAAACGCATCTCGGTGGAAAGCAAGGTTTACAACGTGGTCGGCCTTGACCGTGATAGCAGCGTTATCTGCTACAGCGGTCTTGATGGCAGGAGAAACGGTTACAGTCTGAGCGCCTGAAGAGGTGCTTCCTGCCACCGTGACAGCGTAAGTTTGTGTGTGACCTGCAAAAGTAACAATGTCACCAACAACTAAGCCGCCCGTTCCTGACATGCCATCAATGTCTACTGACGTATCGCCAACAGACAGAGCGCCATTTACGAGGGGAGTACCAGATCCGCCAGCGGAGTGAGTCACAACGCCGTCATCTGTGTAAGAGTCAAAGCCAAACTTACGACCAAGCTGACCTTCGAGCTTAGGACCGCTGTCGCCTGCTTCGTTTACGCGCTGGAAGTCCGCCAATGCCAAAGCGTTAGCTTCTGCATCGAAGTCCATAACCATGCGGCGGTTTTCACGGGGACAAAGCTGCTCATTGAGTACCTTCCGAGCGCCTGTAGCTGATGCTACGTTGCTAGCGAAAGGAGTCGTTCCAGCCGTTCCAGTGAATCCGAAAATGCCAGTGTACTGATTGTGTACAGTGCCATTGATTGAGTTAGCCAAAGCTCGAACAGCTTCAGACATCTGCATAGGAACGAAATGAGCATTTCGGTCCAGATCCATCAATTCCTTGTCGGTCATGTGGAAGTTCACCTTTTTCCAGTTATTCAGAGCGATCTGAACCTTGGTAGGTGCGCTATCCGCAGGAGCCGGAGGGGTGTTGCTGGGTGCTACGTCTGACACTGAAAGTGCAGAGGGGATGGGTACATCAATAGTATCGCCCTTCATCGCCGCTTCGGTTGAATAGTCGCCATTAACGAGGGCCGGCATGATTGCCTGTTCTCGTAACGCCATCAGACCTCTTGCGAGAATCTTGGGCAAAACATTAGTAATGGTATTAGCCATTGTGTTTGCCTCGATTTAATTAACGGATTTATTCAACCTTCCGCCGGAAGGGTTTGATGTCGCCGACATCGAGCGTTTTAGAAGACTGAGACTTTTCCGTTCGCAATGTCTTCTAAATTCGCGTTGAGTGCAGATTGATCCTGCAAACTAACGCGGCGACCCGCTGGACCGCCTCTGCCACCTAATGCGCCGCTTCCTTCGCTGTTCTTGAACAGGTGCGGGGCCTCGTCAGCTAGACTTTCGAACCACTCTTCGACTTCCAATGGCTTTCGGCCATCTTTCCCGTAGAGTTGGTTATCACCTTGCATGGCCACAAGATCTCCTTCTTCGGAGTTGCGCCATATCTGCTTGGCTCTATTTAATACGTCTGTCGTAGCCTCATTTCGGACTCCAGCCCTCGAAGCCGCATTGATGAGCTTTTGTTCAACGATAGAATCGTCGTACTTTCGCTTGTAGGTAGTCGCTTGATTGTTCAATTGATCAAGCTGCTCCTGCAAAGTCATTTTTTCTTTTTCAAAGTTCTGAGACATGCGGTGTACCCGCTCGTTAATCAGTTCTTCGACTTTTCCTTCCTCGATAAGCTTTTGGTCTCGTTGTGCGTCCTTTTCGGCCCTCAGAGATTGATACTCATCAAGATCCACGCCGGAAATCTTCTTGTTAAGGTCTGCAAGCTCGTTCTGGAGCTTGATGTTGTTGTTCCTGAATTCGTCAACAACGCCTTTTTCA